GTTCTTGAACCTCTGCGGTATAAATTACTTCTCCGTTTGGTTCAAGAAACCCACCAGGTAGTTTTACTTCTGAGCCTGAAGGAGCCCTAGTAGCCACAGCTTGTGCGGGCTCCTCCATTGCTTTTTGGGCAAGCTGATTTACCATTTGTGCATCTGTAATAATTTCTGCCACGATTTTTACTCCTAGTTAGTTGTTACGCTTGTACGCCAGTAGGGTTAGTTACATACTCTGCTGTAAGGCCTTCGTGTACCAAAGTCATTGTCTCAAACATGATTGCTCCGTTAGTAGCATCCAAGCTTGTGAAGTTGAGGTTGGTAATCCAAGCGTTCTTGATTGTGAACTTCATCTTAGCTGTGTCATTAACCGCACCAGCATTTGGGTGGTCCATAACATAGATATCGATGTTAACGCGAAAACCAGTAGCAGATGCTACAGGGAGACCTGTCCCCAATTGAGCTGAAAACAATCCCTTCATCCAGTTAATTGCTGTGTCATGTCCTTGGATTACGCCACGGCTAAAAGTAACTGGTGCAAATGTTGTCATACCAGGAATCTGGTGGACAGTAGTGTTGAAGCCGCCTTCACGGTATTGGATGTTCTGGGTGTTGATACCAAGACCATCAATGCTTGTGAAGCCGCCCCTCCAACCCAACCCTAGGGATTGAGTTGACCCTTCTGTAGGCGTAAACTCTGCTTGGAACCTAAACGTACGTAAAGGGTCTGTCGCAAGCGTTGAGCCATAGACAATCGGTTCGAAAGTTGCCATTATTTATTTTCTCCTTTACGCCACAGTAACGGTGGTTCCACCGTCAAACTGACCAATTTTAATGACTACGAATTCAGCTGGACGTTGTAGAGCAACGCCAACTTCAATGTGTACTTCTCCGTTGTCAATTGTTGCAGAAGTATTATTTTCTGAATCAACTTTAACGAAGAATGCTTGAGCAGGTGTTCCACCAGCTAATCCACCTTGTGACCAGAAACCAGTCAAGAAGGTGCTTACTGTAGATTCAATGCGGCGCCATAGACGTGCATCGTTTGGCTCAAAGACAGCAAACTCGGTGAGGTCCTTTAGAGACTTCTCCAAGTAGATAAGTGTGCGGCGGACTGGCACGTAACGGTCTACGTATCCTGTCTTAAGGGTGCGAGCTCCCATAACAACAATTCCTGCGCCAGGTACAAACTTAATTGCGTTTACTGGAGCAGATGCGCTGTTTAGAGAATCTAACTCTGTGTTTGTAAGAGAAGCTACGCTGACTGCGCCTGCAACCTTTGCTTGTAGACCAGCAGGTGCTTTAAACACTCCGCGAGACTTATCTGTTGCTGAGTAAACTCCTACAACAGCTCCACCAGGCCCAACAAGCTTTGTTGTTCCTGTTGCTGCGCCTACTCCTAGAGTTGGGTCAGCAATTGAGATGCGTGGGTAGTAAACAGCAGCTGCAGAAGTAGCTGTATAGCTTGCGGCAAGTGTTAGCTGATTAGCTACAGTGTCGTTAGCGCCATCAACAACTACAAAGATATCCCCACGGCCATCAGCATAAGCAATAGCTGCGTTAATAGTTACGTCATCTGTGTAGCCTGGAATATTAAGAATCAAAGATTGCTTAACTGTATCCCAAGGAGTGTTTACTCCAAGAGAAGCAACGATTTCTGCGCTTCCTACAGCTGTTCCATCTAGGCTGCTACCAAGAAGCTGTGTTGCAGAAATAACTGCTGGGTTCTTTGTATTACCAGATGAAGCTGATAGAAGGTCTGCTACCAAGATGTAGTTAGAAGCTGCGTTAATTACTGTTGGAGCATAACGTTGGTTAGCTGAGTCCATTGAAAGGTCTGTCCAACGCTCAACAATGTTAGCTGCTGTATTGCCCTTGTAGTAAACAACTACGTTAAACAAGCCAGATGTAGCTGAGTCTGTAATAGCTACATAAATATTTGTTCCCCAAGAGCCAGATGAGTTGGCTGCTACAGAGAGAGTAGAAAGAGGTGAAACTGCGCGGTCAGTAAGAGTACGAGCCGCTGATGCAGCAGTAGAGCTTGTGACGCGAGCTACATATGCTCCGTTACCACCATTTGCAAAGAACATATAAACAGCAAGTGGAAGGTCATTAGAAGCAACTGAGTTCCATCCACCAAACTTTGTTACATATTGACTCCAAGATGTAAGGTAAGTAGGTGTAGTTGGACCACGGTCGTTAGCGCCAATAAACGCACCAATTGCGTTTGAGTTAGCGCCAGCAATAGGTGCGATAGGGTTTAGCGTCTCTTGGACGTAAACTCCTGGTCGTAAGAAAGATGCCATGCTTTGTCTCCTTAGTTTTTTTACGGATTAACGATTATTGGACCGGGTAGTACTCAGGCGGAATAAACGAAGTGTTGGTATTTAGTAATACGTCCTCAACCGCGACAGAGACCTGAGCCGCTACCAAAGGTGTCATCTGGCTGATTACGCGAACCGAGTACACATTACGAAGAAGACGACGGTTGCCCGTTTCCCCTTCAACAGCGTCTCGCTTTGTGAATCCATCAAGAAACATACTGCGGCTAGCACTAGCTGTACCTAGTTCATTAGGTACTTCAAGTGACCCGTACTTTGATGGAAACTTATGGTGAAGCCGGAACATTAACTCGCGGTCATGGCGAGGATGGCGGCTGTAGGAAGTGACCTGGTACACAAGGTCATATGCGACTGGTGTGTCGTAAGAATAAAGGGTTGTACCGTCAACAGCTACAGTCCCAATGTAGTCGCTGTCATACAGAACACCTGATGTCTGGCGCTCGTTTGCGGGAACAACGTCAATCAAGTCAATAGTAATAAATGGGAAAGACTGGTCACGGACTTCAACGTCTGGGTACCCGTACCACACCTTGACTAGTCGAGCTGCGTTCTTGTCATCTGTAACTGTGATTCCTTGAAGGTAGGCTTTAAGGGCTTTATCTTCGGCAAGAATGAATTTGTCACCCATTACATAACCTCCAACGCATCAAACAGTCTTGGGAAAGCTTTGCTTTCTATATAGTTAGCAATAATACTGCCAGCTCTATTTTCAAATGGACGCTTAGCTGCGCTAGGCATTTTTCCCATTGCGCCGTACTCGAGGTCATCAATCTCATCACTAAGCTCTTCTGGGAAGGAGTACGAGATGTTATTGTTTGTGTCGGCAACCACACGTAATGACTTAACAATGTGGTCTGGCCACCCAGCATTTTTGGTGTATGACTTTAGTTCAGCATCAAGGATAGAAGCCAACTCATGGACTTCTTCTTCAATAATAAGGTTAGGGTTATTTTTTAGTAACACGCTTGATTACTTTTCCTGCTACGTAAGCCGCGCCCAGAGCTGCAAGTAAATGATGCTCTTTGGCTTCAGGGATAGCATCGGCAATAGCCTGTGCAAATTCACTATCTGAAGCTCTGTCTATTTTAGACATAGGCATTCTCCTTTAGGAGTGGCAACGTACTTCGCAGGGGTCAAGCTTTAATCCCGCACGGGATTACTTAAAGGATAAAGCAAAAGGCCCCCTTTCGGGGGCCTAACGTTTACTTCTTTTTAATCCTCTTAGCTAATGCCTTGTCCATCTTTGCATCTGCTTTAGCTGAAGGCTTCTTCTTATCCATCTTGACATCTTCCTTCTTAAACTTGCTCTTTTGAGAAGGAGTCATGCCTTTCATTACTTTAGCGTCTTGCTTCTTATCTTTTGCCTTGCTACGGCATCCGCATGTTGCGCACATTATTTCTTTCCCTTCTGTGCCATTTTTTCCATTTTCTTAACGCCATACTTTTTAATACCAGCAGCGGCAGCAACCGCAGCAGGATTCTTGGCGCCAGACTTTTTTGCCTTTTCCTCGATTTGTTCAAAGCGCTTGCCTGAACCGAGCTTAGGTTTTTTTGCTGCCATCATTTTCCCTTTTCTATGAGGTACTTGTTAGTTTATATTAAACATCTGATTTTAAGTAGCGAACTACAACAACACCAGAGCCACCGGAACCAGGAGCACCACCATTAGTAGCACCTCCGCCTCCGCCACCTAGGTTTGCAGTTCCATTTACTCCGCCGCCAGCGCCTCCGCCTCCAGCACCTCCGGCACCAGAGTAAGAGCCCCATCCTGCGTTAAAGCATCCTCCGCCACCACCAGCGTAAGTTACAGAAGTGCCTGAGATATCGCTAGTAACACCAGCGCCACCAGCTCCTCCGCCACCGCCGTAATAGCCGTGGTTACCTGGATATCCTGCGGTGCCAGCTCCTCCGCCGCCTCCGCCAAATATCCAACCTGCGCCATCATAAGCACCGTCTCCGCCAGCATTACCTTGGCCAGGTGTTCCAGCACCAGCTACACCAGTAGCTTCTCCGCCACCGCCAGAGCCTCCTGAATTACCATTGTTTGTTACTCCATCAATATCGCCACCATAACCGCCGCCAAGAGATGTAATGGTTGCTAATGTTGAATCGTTTCCATTACCTCCAGCAGAACCGCCAGCGCCAACAATTACTGAATAAGCGCTAGGTGACAAAGATAATTGAGAACCGCCAAGGCTTGTTCTGTAGCCTCCGGCTCCTCCACCGCCACCAATTCTTAATCCACCACTACCGCCACCAGCAAGGACAAGGTAATCAACATTTAATGGCGCGGTTGTAATATTTAAAGTATCGCTAGCTGTAAATGTTCTGTAATAGTAAGTTGAGTCAGAGGTTAAAGTTCCACCTGTTACTACTGGAGTTGGAACTGGAGCAACTGCTGTCTTTAAGTAACGAACAATAATAATTCCAGAACCGCCTGTATCAGGAACGGAGTTACAGCAACCAGATTGAGTTCCAGCAGCTCCACCGCCACCACCTGTGTTAGCCATACCAGGTAAGCCGTTATCTGCAGCGCTAGCTCCGCCAGCACCTCCACCGCCGTATCCACCAGCAGCTTTATAACGTCCTTCTCCAGAACCGCCGCCGCCACCACCTGCGTAATAGTAAGTTCCACTTACAAGGTGACCAGTACTAGTAGCTAAGCCCCAGTCAGAATAATCTGCGGTACCAACTCCACCATTTCCACCAGCACGGTATCCGCTGCTACCGATACCAGCTGCACCTGCACCTCCGCCACCAGAACCACCGGAGCTAGGGTTTCCACCATCGTGACCTTGACCAGGAATTCCGTGGCCATTTGTTCCATAACCTTCACTACCTCCACCACCGGAGCCACCATCCATAGTTGGGTCATAGACCGAGCCACCAGCTCCACCGCCTATTGCAGGAGCTAAAGAGCCAAACTGTGAATTATTTCCTACGCCACTACCTGTCCAATATCTAAGGGAAGACCCCGCACCTACAGCACAAGTGTAAGTAGCTGGTGTTAGTGTTTGAGAAGAATAGTAAAGAACTCCACCGGCTCCGCCACCGCCATAGTAAGAGCCTGAACCACCACCTGCAACAACAAGAATGTCAGCTGTTAAATCAGCGCTAGTTACAACTAAACTGTCGCTAGCGGTAAACGTACGATAATAGTAAGTTGAATCGTGGCTTAGGGTTCCGCCCGTTACTACTGGAAGAGGGTGAACAGGCGCTGGATAAAGGAATGGACTTACGTTTATCCAATCAGTATTAGGTCCTGTGCTAACGCTCCCCGTGTAACTTCCCTTTGTTGCAGTCCAAGTGGCAAGGGTTTCCGCAGATAATAATAGTCTTGTATTTGAGTCATAGCCAAGAGCGGTGTCTGTTGGAGTAAAGTTAGCTGTGTATTTTGCGCTATTTACAATATTAAAGTTAGTTATATCTCCGCCAAAACATTGACTGTTGTAAGTACCGCCTTCGTAACCAATTGTTAAATCATAAGTTAAATTATAAGTATAGGTATCAGTTGTTTCGTTTAACTTAACGCCATTTTGATATACGGCAATTACAGATGAGTGTTTAACAATAGCAAAGTGGTTACGCTTATTAAGCGTTGCTTTGCTTAAAGCCATAGGTGCATTTGTGCCCTGTCTCCAAAGAAGGAAACTTCCGCCTTCAAATGAAACACCAAGTTCTGTTAATGGCCAAGGGCCAAACGCCCAAGGTCTAGGAGCACCATTAACGTCAGTTTCAAACTGCCACCACTCAATAGTAAAATCGCCAGAACCTAGATTAAATTGGCCGTTGTTAGCGACTCTAACGTATGAGTTAGTTCCACCGTAAAATCTAAACGTACCGCCAGCACCAGTATTTGTCCAAGGGACATCGACTGGCACGCCTATCGAAGCAAGGCTAAAAGAGGTCGTGCTACCGTATCTGCGACGACCTACTATGCGGCTGTTAAATTTAAAAGTCATCGTGAAATTACGATAACCCCAACTTCGGCATCTCCGCCGTCATTTGTAATGAAAATTCTTTTTGCATCATCTGCTGTTAAACCTTCAAAAGAAATAAGTTGACCTGTAGCTAGATAAGCAAACTGCTTATTCCAATCAGCATCAAGTGAAAGATAAACACTATTGGTGCCGCTTAGGTTTTGAATAGAAATGTCTGTAACAGATGCTGTTGGGTCAACTACTACTGGAGCCCAGTTAGAGATATCTCCGCTTCCAAATTTACGTGAACTAATTGCCATTACTTCTTACCTTTCTTTTTTGCCATACCAGCTTCGGACATAGCAATAGCTACTGCTTGCTTCTTAGACTTTACTTGTGGGCCCTTCTTGGAGCCAGAATGCAGCTTTCCTTCGCCGTATTCCTTCATTACTTTTTCGACCTTCTTAGGTCCCTTTGATTTTGCTGGCATATCTACTCCTATAGTGGGCGTGTGGTGAAATCAGCGAACTGAGGGTCGTTAACCATTTCTTCAGGCATAAGCTGAATGCAGTCAACTACAATAAGAGTATATCGCTCAGATACAATGCCTCTTTGCTGAACTCCGTATGGTCGATAAACTTGGTTCTTCCAAACGATACGACCGCGGTTTTGAAGGTCAGGGTTATTAATAACTCCTGGGCTAATTCTTTCAACATCTTCAGCATTAAGGGTTAAATGAAGCTCATCAGAGTTGTAGTAACCAACAGCTGAAGTACGAGCTTTACCTTGAGTAATAACAGCACGGACTACAGGAAGCTTGTAAGGACCGGTCCAGACTTTTCCGCCTACACCATAAGTAGGGTCATAACCAACATCATAAACTGGGTCAACCACAGTATGCACAGGGTCGTAGACATACCAAAGCGCATGAGTTCCTACTGGGTTTTTAAGTTCAACATCAATTCCGGTAAGCACATCGTTGGTCTCAAAGTCGTCATCAAACCGACCGCCCTGCGTGTATCCGCGCATTAAGCTTTACCCTCCGACTTAAAATTACTAGTACTATTCTACGCAGTAATTCCGTCTAAATGGCCGCCTAACCTACTGGATTAATCCTATTTAAATTGTTATTAATAGCCTGTCTGTAGGACTCCGGCAGCTTACGGGTCAATAGGTCGTTAAATATAGCTATTGATTCTTCTTGTCTGCCAATCCACCAAGCGCTAACTGCCTGTTCAAACAGCAACCCAATTTGCCCAGGGAAATCTAAAAACAAGTTCTCAAAGCTTGGGTGTTCAAGCCCCAGCACAGCATAGGTATAGCAAGACTGCCAAGCGCTCTGTCTTTCGTAGAACCTAGACATTAAAAAGTATGCTTCCGGTTTATTAGGCATCAAAGCTATTGCTTGAAGTATGCAGTTACTCACCGTGTGTTGTCTATCATTCTGGTCCTCAAAGCACATAGACATTCTTAATAGGGATTGATACGCCAAATACTTATGGCTTTCATATCCGTACTCTGCGGTTCTTAGATAAAAAGATACGGCTGAAGCACTTTGACCGAGCTCGTCATATTCTTTGGCAGCTTTAAAGTTCAACATTGGGTTAAACGGGTCTGTGGATAACTCAACGACTGTGTGCTCAATTGCCATATGTCATTGCCTCCTCAATCAGTTCATCTATCAATGCCCCAGGAGTACGCAATACAAATGCCGCATTGTCCTGAAATCCCCAGCTAATTAGTAAGTCCTCATCTAATTTAGCTATGCCTGCACAGAACTCAATTCTGGCGTCTAAGAAAGAGAACTGATTACTGAGCCCAACCAAATTCATCTCATCATCCCAAACACATAAACGATGTCTGTAGATTCCATCTTTCTGGTTTAGGTAGTTCTTAAATAAAGTAACTTCGTGGGTAATAGATATTCTTACGTTCTTCCACGGTATGACGTGAGAGCTGCCGCGTTGGTCAGCCAACGGTTTAATTCCCTGCTTAACAGATAATTGCGTGCACTCTGGCGCATACGGGTTGGCGTTAACCAGTTCTACTGGAGATGTCCATTTAACAAAGGTATACGGGATATCAATAACAGGTACCCAGTTTTTTTCACAATAAGAATCATCAGGCTCAGGGGCGGGTATGCGTACGCGTTTAGTTTCTTTTACTTCCCACTTGTCTTTGTCAATAGATATATGCGTGTACTCCATACGACCTTGGCCATTAGTAGTAGTGTCACGCCTAACGCCAACTAAGTAGTACTGCCCATTCCATTGAACAACGCGCGCATCCTCAAGTCCTACAAATTCCCATACGGGAGTGTGAAGAGAGAGCATCTCTACCTTGGCGTGGTTAATAACCTCAAGGTTTGTGTTGAGACGCATTAGGTAATTTTCTGTGACTAACCGCTGGTCTTTCTCAGGGTGCAAATAAGATAGCGGGCCCCAAGGAGATATAAACCGCTGTGTGTTTTCAGAGTGATACAGGGTGTAGTTTACGTGACGAAGGTTAACTAAAATGTCACCGTCATCATCTATAAAGACAGACGGGTTCATTAAACCTGTCTTAGACGGCAAATCATTAATAATTAAAGGTGCCAGCTTTCCACCATAATGTACAGCTTTTTGTACCAAGTTCATACTAGCGCCCTTTACTTGTATTCTTTTCTACTCCAGTATTTACTTTTGTAAGCACCAAAAAATTTATTATTTAAGAAGTGTCGTACTGCCATATGCTTTTCTGTATCTAAGTCTACGACTGACATTTCGTACGTTTCTCTCTTAAAAGGTATAACCTGAGCGATAGGAGTGCCTGCGGGAATAAGCCCTTCAAAGTTTGGGTCTTTAAGGGTAAAAATAAACTGCACCGGGTTATTGTAGGTATCAGTGTCTACGACACCTTCAAGGATTTTAAATGGGCTTTCTCTATGTACAGGTTGAATAAACAAAGAAGAATAGCCTTGCGGGGTAGTAATAATCCATTTATTATCCCATTTAGCTAGGTCAAACCCTTGAGATTCTGGGTGACCATCAAATTGTCTTTCTGGGTGAAACCTAACATCGTTGGCTTTTGTCCAACGGTAAAAAGGCTTTCCGTCTCTAATCTCTACATAGATGTCACCTTGAAGAAAGATGATGTATCCGGCTGTTAAAGCATCAAACATAGGCATACATTTTTTACCTGTGGCTGTAGTCAAATCCTCATCAAATAAAGGCTTCTTTTGATTACCAATATATGGAGGTAAGTTCTTATACCAATCAGGTATTACTTGACTAGCCGGTACCGGAGGAAACAAATCCTTTTGGTTATCTGTATGAGAGAACTGTACTTTAATATTCATTTTATGCTCCGATGCTTAACTGCTAGGTTTATAGAGGGGGAACACCATCTGTCTCTAGCTCTTCAAAAGAAGTACCGTCCCACTTTGCGCCAATTCGTACGACAACCGTATCGTCAAACTCCACGCAAGTCAACCCAGTCACTTCTTCCGCGGTTGCTTTTGTATCCGCAAGAATCTTATTTACAACTCTATCGTTGCTAATAACTGCAAACATTGCCATATTTTTTCTCCTTAGTAATAGATTTCTACAAGGCCACCGCCGCCAGCATTAGCAGCAACTCCGTTACCGCTTGTGCCTCCGCCACCGTAACCGTAAGAGGTCTTATACCCAACACCGTTTCCAGCGTTGACGTTTCCGCCACCGTTTATCAAACTTCCAGTTTGCTGTCCGCCACCACCACTAATACCTATTGTTAGTGGGGGAGAACCAGCACTACCCATTAAAGGCCAGTTTACAGGAGCTGTGTAGTTTCCTCCGCCAGCACCAGCGTTAACTCCACCAGCACCGCCAGCAGTAACAGAACCATTGCTTACCATACCGCCGCCGCCACCACCTGCGACTAAGTATCCTGCTTGGCTCATTCCACCAGTACCACCATAAGAGTTCGCTCCACCTGCGCCGCCAGCGCCAACAGTCACTGAGGTTGGTGCGGGAATCCATCCTTGTGCAAGTCCACCTGCACCGCCGCCATATCCGTACGGAGAGTTAGGGTAGCCTCCTCCACCGCCGCCTCCTCCAATAACAATTGCATAAACCATTGAAACTGGAAAAGACAAACCAGACGTGCTTGATGTATATGAATTACGAAGAGTAAGTCCAGCGGGAGCTGCGCCTAAAACTGTACTAGGTATTGCCGCACCAGCTGATGAAAGAGGAAAAGTTGAGCTTCCCATTAGAACTCCTTAATAGTAAATCTCTACTAAACCAGCGCCACCTGAACCAGATGTACCACCGTTACGTCCGTAGCCACCATATCCATAAGAGGTTTTATATGCTTGTCCAGCAGCACCACCGCTTACACCACCACCAGTAAAAAGACCTGTTGGATAGTCTCCACCGCTTCCGGTTCCATATTGTCCACCAAGACCGCCATAAGCGTTTAAGTAAGCGCCGCCACCAGCAGTTCCGTTGTAACCGTATCCTGCACCACTACCATAATAACCTTGACCACCATTAGCGTTATAGTTTGCGCCACCGCCGCCGCCACCTGCAATAAGCGGTCCTGCTTTACTATAACCACCAGAACCGCCAGCTTGGTTAGTTCCTACGCCAGGAGCGCCAGCGCCAACAGTTACGGAAGTTGGGGCAGGAATCCAGCCCATAACTACTCCGCCACCTCCGCCACCGCCATAATATCCGCCGCTACCGCTACAACCGCCAGCTCCGCCTCCGCCTACAACAAGTGCAAAGACGTTAGTTACAGGAAAAGATAATCCTGATGTGCTTGATGTGTACGAGTTGCGTAAAGTTACGTTTGTAGGAATGCCGATAGTAGGGTCAGTAATAGATGCTGTAGACGCCGGCACCGGGTATATATTTGCGCCCATAGTTTATTACGCTATCTCTACGCCACTGATATGAAAGTTAACAGTAGTTGCGGAAGCTAAACCAGTAATTGTTTTAGGGGTAGCATTAGCTGGTATTACCTGCTTAAGGTCAAAGAAAGCCGAAGTATTAGCAGCAAGTGAAACTCCGCTTAATATCGCTACAGAGTCAATGTTAATAGTAAATGTGGCTGAAGTGGCTGCGGTATTAGTTACTACAATGTTAGTAACAATAGTAGTTGTGCTTGAGTTAGGTACTGTATATAGGGTAGCGCTTGATGTTGCCGCCGCTGCACGTGTTAAGGCTTTTACTGTAATTGCCATTTAAAGGTTCGCTCCCATAATATCTAATAGTCTCAAATCGTCTCCCCATCGTAACCCATTAGTTACCGCTGAGTCAGCAATAAGTGTTTGGTAGTTTCCGCCTATTGCTTGGTTAGTTACTGTTGATGACGCTGTTCCAACAATCAAATCGCCTTTAGCTGTAACTATTGTTGTTCCAGCGTTACCGGTATTGCCTTGAAGCCCTACAGTCCCTTGTAGGCCAGTAATACCTTGAGTTCCTTGAAGTCCTTGGATAGTTCCTGTGGAATCCCAAGTAGTGCCGTTCCACAACCAGGTATGACCCAGGTAGGTATAGGTCGTAACATTAGTTACTAACCCTGTTGTTGGAAAGCTAATAGGCATTTTTTATCCGCTTCTTTAAACTATTTAATTAGTGCTGCAATTTCTTCTGGAGTAAGTCCTAGCGCAGCAAGCTTTGCCTGAGCATTAAGCTTGGCGTCCGCCTCAGCTTCAGCCCTAGCATCAGCTTCAGCCTTAGCTGTAGCCGCTGCAATAGCCTCTAGTTCACGTTGCTGAATTTCTTCAGCAGTCAATTCTACTTCTGTTACTATCCCAGTAGAGCAGTCAACGATAATCTTTTTATCTGTCATTGTTTCTCCTTATGTTCTTGAGTATCTAATAATTACTAAACCAGACCCGCCTGCTGCTCCAGCACCAGTATCAATACGAGCACCACCACCGCCACCGCCAGTATTAGCAGTTCCTGTTGTAGGAGTACTATAGTTACCAGCTCCGCCGCCACCCGCTCCTCCAGCTCCATTAGTAGAACCGGTGTAAGCAGCACCACCACCACCGCCAGCATAATAATTGCTGACTCCAGTAGAGGTAGCGGAAGCAAATGATGGTATTGATACGCCAGCGCCTCCAGCACCAGCAGAGCTATCTGCACTGGAATTACCTCCAACTTGACCAGCTCCACCACCACCACCAGTTGCATAAGCACCAGTTGGTGTGAAGGTTGTGTTATATCCGCCAGCATAACCTTGACCAGAAGTTCCGGTTCCACCAGTTCCTTGGCGTCCAGTTCCACCGCCAGAACCTCCACTACCGCCGTTTTCTAAGTTTGCTCCCGAAGCTCCGTAACCGCCACCTATCGAGGTAATAGTAGAAAAAACAGAATTAGAACCTTGAGTACCGTGCAAGTTATTACCTGAAGCGCCTCCAGCTCCACCTGCGCCAATAGTAACGGTATACGCCGTCCCAGAATTTAAAGATATAGCGGGTTCAAGTGTTCCGCCACCTCCTGTAGCAGTTACTGTAGAGCGAAGTCCTCCTGCTCCTCCACCAGCACCTTCCCAGCCCCCGCCTCCTCCACCGCCGCCTGCAATAACAAGATAATCACAAGTAAGTCCGGCCTTCGGAGTAAATGTTCCAGAGGACAAGAAGGCGTGGTACCAGTATGTGCCATCGGTCTGAATGATATCTCCGCCAGTAGCCTTTGGATCAATAGCTGGAGTAGCGCCGACTGCGGCTAGGCCGTAGAGGGCGAAGGTTGAGTATTGAACATAGTTACGCCCACCAGTGTCAGGGTAAACCGTTACGCTTGTGATAGCAGCGGTATTTGACCAAAGCCCTGCAACCATTTCCATATAAGCAGCAGTCGCATTATTTTCAGTAACGGTTTCTACGCTATAGGATTTGTAATTACTGGATGTATAATTGGGAATATAAATATCAGTACTGGAAAATGTATTAGCGGTGTAACTTGTGCCTTCATCTAGTCCAGCATTGCCAGTAGAACCGCTTCCTGAACCTGCGCCATTGCCACTGCCTTCTAATGTTCTAATGGTAAATCCAGTTGAACTTCCATTAAATTTAACATAGTTAAAGTTTGCACCTGATGCTGAATCAAGGCGTGTAGACATAACCAATTTTAAGTCAGTGTAACCAGTTTGAGGAATGTTATTAAAAGTAATCGAAGCAGCCTTGGTTGCGCCGACTGTTATCTTTTCAAGGAGAACGTAGTTTGCTGCCATTATCTTGGGTACCTAACTATGATTACGCCTGAGCCACCGTTGTACACAGCAGTTTTATAGGTTTCTGAATAATATCCACCACCACCACCGCCTGTGTTTGCTAGCGCTGATGAACCAGCAGCATTGTTAGATGAGCCAGTACCACCACCACCAAGTCCACCTGCTACGGCGGAGCCATTGACATAATAGCCACCGCCTCCACCACCAGCGTAGTAGTAATTACCACTTGATAGTTGACCAGTACCAGTTGCTAAAGCCATTGCGTTAATAAGAGATGATGTGTAACCGACTCCGCCAACTCCAGCAGAGTTTACAGATGGTGCGTTTCCACCGACTCCACCTGCTCCACCGCCACCGCCTGATGAAGATGATGATGCCGTAAATGTGTAAGAGGCACCGCCTGCATAGCCTTGACCTGAAGTGCCAGCGCCGCCCAAGCCTGCACCAGAACCTGAGCCACCACCTTGCGTTCCACCTGAGCCAGAACCACCGCTAAGACCATTAAGTAAACTACCGCCAGTGTAAACACCAGCACCGCCACCCACTGTTGCGGTTAATGCGCCAAACTGTGAGTTGCCACCGTTAGAACCATTTGCTGATTGTCCATTGGATGAGCCAGCACCGCCAGCACCAACAGTGCAAGTATAACTTGTTCCGCTAGTAAGAGATTGAGAAGCAAAAGTCAATAAGCCACCAGCACCTGCTCCAGAGCCTGAGCCGCCACCACCGCCAGCAACAACAAGGATGTCAGCAGTAAGTGCTTTGCTTGGAGTAAACGTTCCTGATGAAGTAAAAGCGTGGTAATAGTAATTAGCGTCGGAGGTAATCAAACCGCCTGTGGCATAACCCTGTCCTTCGGCTGCGATGCCGTATAGGGTGAAGGTTGAGCCTGTGGCATATGCTCCACCATTGTTATATCCCTGCACTGTAAATGAAGTTACTGCTGCCGTGCTACGCCAAAGACTAACTGACGCTTCTGACATTTGACCAGCAACTGAGGTTCTAGTCATAACAGTTTTGTATGTTGTTGTATTTGCATAATTCATAACATTGATAATCATTGAAAATTGATTACCAGCAGTTACTGTTGCAAACATACCACCCAATGTACCCCAAGCAACACTGCTATTTCTTGCGCTTTGAGCAGAAGAACCATCACCAGTCATATCTGTTGCTGAATAATTGCTAGCGGTATCTCCATTAATTCTATAAGCAGGAGAGTTTGCGCTTGATAATGAACCGTTAAATACAATAACTAAATCTGTATAACCAGATGGTATAGATGAAAAAGTAACAGCCGCTGTATTTGAACTAAGCGTCTGTGTTTGAAGCGCAACATATGTATTAGTAGCCATTATGCTTTCACCCCGTATAGTGCGAAGGAAGAATATGGAGCAAAATTTGCACCACCCGTATTGTTATATAAAGTAATAGATGTAATAGCAGCAGTACTCATCCATAAACCAGAGTTAATTCCAACATAGTTTTCACTTGTTGCATTGTTGCTTAATCCGTGTAAAGTACGTACAGTTTTATATTTGTTTGTATTTGCATAATCAAGAATATCAAAGATTCCAGCACCAAAAGCATTTGCTGTATTGCCACTATTGGGATTACCTAACGCGGTAATCATTCCTGTTGTTAATCCGCTTACTGCGGCTGATGCGGAACCGCCATCTCCGATAAGATAATGTGCTTTATAATTTGAACCAGTATCTCCATTAAGTTGCATATCAACCCAGTCAACACCTGTGCCTGAATTTGTATTTCTAAATATTGCACGAATTTGAAGATGAGCATACGTGCTAGGAATATTACTAAATACAATAGATGACTGATTTGCGCTTAATGTTACAGTTGCCAAAGAGTCATATGAGCCAGTAACAGAATACGGATTCCATACTGTATTACCTGCCAGCATACTTGAGTAACGCGTTTTGGTAGTTAGACCTCCCGCATTAGAAAGCTTATAAATGTCCATTACGCGATTTCAACGCCCGATATGTGGAAGTTGATAGTGGTTGCGGACGCTCCTCCAGTGATGGTGTTAGTAGCCACAAGGGTTTGCTTCATAGGAATAACAGTTGAGTCGTAGGCGCCAACAGTTACGGTAGTAGCAAGGTTTACGCCAGCTAAGTTAAGAGTGAATGAGCCGGCAGTTCCGGCGGTGTTGGTAACAATAATGTCAGTTACTACAGTAGTAGTTAAAGACGGAACAGTATAAAGAGTAGTTGTTGTTGTCGTAGAGGCTGCTCCGCGGTAGAGAACCTTTGATGTTGTAGTAGCCATTACTTACTCCTTAGAAACGTTGCATTACTATAGAAACGGTCAAATCATCTGTTGTAGCCGCAGGACCAGCAGTACCTTGAATACCCTGGGTTCCCGCGCCAGTTAAGCCTTGTATACCCTGTGTTCCTTGCACTCCTTGAACACCTTGTAATTGAGCGTAACCAAAACCTTGAAGTCCCTGAATTCCCTGCGTACCCTGCGCTCCAGTTTGATTATTATACGGCTCAAACCAACTAGTTCCGTCGTAAATGTACAGACGACCTGTTGTTGTGTTTAGCCAAGCATTACCTGATACAGGAGATGCTGGAACAGTGGCTGATACAAAGTAAGTTCCTTGCGCACCTAAAACACCTTGTGTGCCTTGTAAACCTTGCAGTCCTTGAAGCCCCTGTAAACCAGTTGCTCCTGTGGAACCTGTGGAACCAGTAAGCCCTTGAATTCCTTGTAGACCTTGAATTCCTTGTAGACCTTGTAGACCTTGAGCACCTTGCAGTCCTTGCAGTCCTTGAATACCTTGCAGACCTTGTGTACCTTGAAGTGCGTAAGCAACTTGTGTTGCTGTAAGGATAAGAGAAGGTGATGTTGGAGAAGTAGGACTTGTTCCAGCACTTAGTGTTGCTAATGATATTTGTGTGCTTTCTGACTGCCATACTAGTTCTACATAATCATTAGCGGCTAATTTAAGTACGTAGTTCCATGCAGCAAGGGTGTACCCTGCAGTACCTCCGTGAGAAGATGTTACAGCAATTTCACCACGAGTTTCTGCGACATCTGTTCCATTTAATCTTATCCAAAAACTTGCATCATGTATTTGAGTATCGGTGTTTTTTATCTGTGCAGAGAACTGAATGTTGTAAACGCCAGCATAAGAGAACTTAATTTGGCTACTGTTCTGTATAGAAACGCCAAAGTTATTAGGGTCTGAGCTATTAAGCGGCAATGGATACGCTGTTGTTGTGCTAGAAATAATGTCATTTGTTGTGTTCCAGAAAGAACCCCAGTAAGCAATAGTTCCACCAGCACCAGTTGAACCAGTAGCACCTTGAGCACCGGTACCAGTAGTCTGTGTCCAAAGGATTGCATCTGTGCCAATCTTGATTGCCCCACCAGAGAGTGAACCAGTGGCGTATTGAATCCAAGACTGTCCTGAGTGTGTGTTTCCTGCAACTACAAGAACAAAATCACCGTATTGAACTTCTCCTGTGCTGCTATCGTCATAGTCAGAGGCACGAGTAAGTTTCCAGTAAGTGGAGCCATTACCAATAGTAGTTACTACATAGATTCCGTTATTGGTTGTTGTTACTTGGTCTTTAACCAAAATACGTTGTCCAACTGAGGTTACTGTTACGCCATCAACTACAAGAGCACCAAAAGTTGTTGCTTGTAAATAAGCGCCAATACCAGTTCCACCAGAAGCATCTGTTGTTCCTGCTGTGTAAGTAGGTGAGTTAGGAAGAACCGCTGCAGTTGCTAAAGAAACTGAAAGGTGAGCGTTGTTTAAATTTGCAGGGCCTTGAACTCCTTGAATACCTTGAACACCTTGAAGCCCTTGTAAGCCTTGAACTCCTTGAACACCTTGATTTCCTTGAGTTCCTTGCGTGCCTTGTGTTCCCTGTAAACCTTGAGCACCTTGTACGCCCTGTGCGCCTTGTACGCCTTGTAATCCTTGAGTACCTTGGAGTCCGTTACTTCCTTGAACACCTTGCGTGCCTTGCGTTCCTTGCGCACCATCCGCGCCTAGATAACCATCAGCTCCTTGTATACCTGTGAAACCTTGTAAACCTGTTTCACCTTGTAGACCCTGAGTGCCTTGTGCGCCATCAAAACCTTGTAGTCCATCAAGTCCTTGAATACCAATTTCACCTTGAACACCTTGGTCTCCTTGTAGACCTTGTGTTCCTTGCGTTCCATCAAAGCCTTGCAGCCCTTGAATTCCTTGGTCACCTTGTAAACCCTGTGTGCCTTGAGTACCATCAAATCCTTGAATGCCTTGGATACCCTGGTCGCCTTGCAAACCTTGCGTTCCCTGAATGCCGTCAAAACCTTGTAAACCTTGAACCCCTTGGTCACCTTGTACTCCTTGAGTACCCTGTATTCCATCAAATCCTTGGATTCCTGTTTCACCCTGAACACCTTGCAAACCTTGTGTGCCTTGCACACCTTGAATGCCTTGAGTTCCCTGCGTACCTTGAGGACCTTGAACAACACCTACGTTAACCCAAGCAGTATCAATCCAAACATATAGATATGGGTCAATGATGTAACCGTCGCCATTGCTACCTGTGGGGTGCGCGGCAATAAGTTCTGCTTCAGAGTTATACGAACCAAGAATGGTTACAGATGTACCGGCAACACCTTGAGCGCCATATGTTCCTTGAGTACCTTGAGCACCACGTTGTTGCGCGTAACCAAATCCTTGTAGACCCTGCGTACCTGTGCGTCCTTGAACGCCTTGAATTCCTTGTGCGCCAGGTCCGCCTTGGATACCTTGCGGTCCCTGAACACCTTGCATCTGCGCATAACCAAAACCTTGTGGCCCTTGAATACCTGTGGCGCCTTGAATAGCAGGTACAACTGTTATAGGGCCTGGGTTGGTAATTGTTTGTGTTGACGGATTAACCGTTACAACAATTGGGGAAGAAGGAATAACTGTGACGCCTTGAGCGCCACAGCAGCAGGGGTTACAGGAACAGTAGTTGCAACTAGTCAACTGTTACCGCCTGAGTTGTAAACACCTGACCTTTGATATATGTCTGCGCATAATTTGGGTCAGCTGGCATAGTAGCCCTCAAATCCCAGAATGCTCTTACAGGCATATAATCAGTATCTGCGGTAGTTAAGCTAAGCTTAATCTTACTTAACGTTGATGACGTTGATACAACAGTTATATCAAATGTAGCGTATAGAGACGGAGCATTTGGATAAGTTCTAATCTGTGCTGCAAACTCTAAGCCAGTTGTGTCAAATGGAAAGTCAAATTCCGCTTCAAAAGAGTTTCCTTGATACAAAGTAATGTCATAAATCTGTGCTGTTGTTGGTAGCGGTGAGCGGCCATTAAGGTCATTTTGAATGTAAACGCGCTCTGGACGACGGCTATCATCTACCTCTTGTGCCATATAAACAGGTACAAGCTTGTTAGTTGTACGGGATATACGACGAAGCGTTCCCATTTCAATCTTCCAAAGACCAATATTAAGCGCCGCGCATAGCTGACGGTACTGTTCCCAACGCTGTTGAATAAGTGAACTAATCTGACGGTAACGTTCAGAACGAGGAATATGTACCCCATCCGGTGCCGTGATGTCTATATCAAAAGACGCATCCGTAGCGAGCGCCCATAGCGCTTCAATAGTAGCTAGGATGGCCAGTGGGTATTCTTCCACTGCGGGGACAGAACTGATAGTAACTAGACTGCCAAAGGCGTCTGTGCGGTTATATGTATGTTGAGTAAGCGCGTCGTTAATAAACTGGCAAAGCTGATTATCAAGGAAGTAGCGGTCTTCTAGACCAGAAACTGTGATGGTCGCCAAATCAGCAGGTGCTGTTGTAAAGTGGATAACGCCAATATCTTCTTCAACTGAATAATCAGCGGGGTAGGCAAGCTGAGTAGAGCCTACTTTAATATAAAGACTGGAAAGCTCAATTGGCTTGTGCTCTACGTAAAAAGCTTTAGTTACACCATCGCCAAGACCTGTAAAGGTGAATTGCTTCTGCTGGTCACCCAGCTCTAGACGAACTCTAGAGAGTAGGTCAGAAATTACAGCCACAGGAACTCCCTACAATACGGTAGATATAATGATGGCGCCAAACGCCTAAAAAATCTGTATAAACAAAGAAGGCGCCCAGTCAGGGCGCCCACTCCAATAGTTATGTCTTAGATAACTCCTGCAAGGTAGCCTTTTTCCTTAAGGTGGTTGGCTACATTCTGTGTGACTTTGTACTTTTGTCCAGCCTTAAAGCTGTAGCTGTTTCCAGCACCAAGAGTCATGTTCTCAATATCTTGAACTACACGAATCTCAACATCAGTACTGCCGGTTCCTACAGTTACTACTTCATCAACAATAACTGTTTGACGGTCTGGCTTTGTTGCGTCAATAACTTCGGTCTCTAACTTGACCTTAGCTTCTGCAGTTGCCATAGACATTTCTGCTGCGCGTTCTTGAAGAGCTTCTGCATTATCTGCAAGCATCTTCTCACGAACTACGCCTGTTACATCGGTGGGCTTCTTGGCCACTATAAATCCTCCAATTTAGTATCTCGGTTAAATAGAGGGGGCCTTTCGGCCCCCTCCCTCTGCTATTAAGTTATTAGTTGGTTTCTGCAATAACAACAGCTTGGTCAGTGATAAGACCGAGGCCGAAGATTGAGTACCAAGCGAGTGCGTGCTCACGACCGAAGTCCAAGATACCGCCATCGCGTAGTTCGACTGGAAGTGAGATTGCGTGTCCGAATGCGTTATCTCCAATGAAGATAGATGCATAGCGGTCTGCAAGACCATTACCGGTCTTTGTTGCTGGAGTGATGTATCCTCCACCAGGTGTTACGGTTGGGTTAGCAACAGTTGTATCAGTGGTGTAGTTAGCGCCAGCGCCACCAGCAACCTTGAGAACTTGTGTTGTTTCGATGAATACGCAGTCGTACAAACGACCGATTTCACCGAGCATGAAGTTTCCTGGAGCTGCGTACTTTGTAACTTCGATGAACTCAGGCAAGTCACGAAGACGACGTGATTGGTGAGGGTGAACGAAGCAGACATAGGTCTCGCCCAAACGAGGGATGTTCTTGGTTGAGAGTGTCTCAACTGCATCCTTGATTGTGTGAGTTGAGAGGAAGAAGTTTCCTGTCATTGCAGCACGTGAACCAGCAGTGTTACCGTATGCGTACCAGTTGTTAACAGCTGATAGTGATGAGCGGTCTTCACCGTAGATGGTTGAAGTTGCTGCGTAGAGGGTGTCGCGTGAAAGCTGGTCTAGGTAGATAGCCATGTTACGACCGAGAAGACGTGAAGCAGATGCCATTACGTCATCG